AACTCCGGATACCAGATGCTAGGACTTCCAATCATCACAGATGCAAACATCGGCACAACATACGGAACAACAACAAACCAAGATGAAATCTATTGCGTAACAGCAAGCGAATCTCATCTGTGGGAACAACCAGGATCACCATTCGCTCTTCGTTTTGATGCGACTGGCGCTGGCAACCTCACAATCAAGTCTGTTGTTTACGGATATGCCGCATACACAGCAGAGCGTTACCCACTTGCAGCCTCAATCATTTCAGGCACAGGTCTAAGCGCACCAAGCTTCTAATAGAAGCAAAGCACTAAATTGTGCAGGGCGAGTGGCCCACCCCCCGAGTCACTCGTCCTGCACTTCTAAACAGGGGGAAACAAATGAAGACAGCACACAAAGTAACAATCGGCTCATGCGATCCAGGATCCGTAAACGGATCATTCGCATACAGACTGATTCAACTTGCACAATCAAGAAGCAGCAGACTCGGGCCATTTGTAAGAATTAAAGGCTCTGGACTTTTATCAAAGCAACGCAACCGCATGGTCAAACAATTTCTGGATAACACGAATAGCGACTGGCTTCTTATGTTGGATTCAGACGAGCAGCTCACGACTCCGGCATTTGACGCCTTGATCGACACAGCCCATGACAAAGACCGCCCGATCGTTGCAGGCCTTGTCTTTGCAGGATTTGGAGTGCCAGGCAAGCCTTACCCAAAACCAGTCCCGGCAATATTTCAGGACTCAGATAAGGGCTTCCTTCCACTTTACAAATACGACAAGAATGCAGTCTTCGAAATTGACGCAGCAGGAACCGGATGCCTACTCGTTCACCGAAGCGTTCTCGAGAAAATGCGCGAAGTTGCAGATCCAAACCAGGGCAAGGACTGGTGCTGGTTCTGGGATGGGCCAGTAAACGGCGAATGGATCGGTGAGGATTTATTATTCTGCCGAAGAGCAAAGGCGCTCGGATTTACGATCCATGTCAACACAGCCGCCGTATTGCCGCACCAGAAGAGCTTCTGGATGGAAGAGATTCATCATGATATTTGGAAAGATTAAGAAGACCCGGCGCAAGCCGGTAAAGGAAACAGCAACCGCCGATCCCAAACTAGAACGCGCAATGCTGCCGAAACCGGAAAGAAGGACGAAGCGTGGCCCTAACTAACGCCTATTGCACACTTGCCGAATTAAAGGCATCGCTTGCGATCACAGATAGCGTGGACGACACCCCACTTGAAGCAGCGATCACAGCAACAAGCAGAATGATTGACGATTACACCGGGCGCTTCTTTTACCGCAATGGAACCACGCAATCACCAGTGGCCCGTTATTACACGCCGCTAGATCCGTGGACGATGAACATGGACGATAACGTTTCCATTACCGAAGTAGCCACAGACGACAACTTCAACCAGACATGGGATACCGTCTGGTCAACCAGTGACTACATGCTCGAGCCAGTAAATAACCCACAGCGCGGATGGCCAGTAAACCGCATCCTTGCAATCGGTCGCTACGTTTGGCCTTATTACTTACCACAGGCATGCCGAATCACTGGCGTCTGGGGATGGAACGCAGTACCAGCAGAGATCAACATGGCAACCTTGATCCAAGCAGCTCGATTATTCACACGACGCCAGTCGCCGTTCGGCATTGCAGGAAGCCCGGACTTAGGCACAGTACGCCTCACAGCCAAGCTCGACGCAGACGTTGAAGCCTTGCTTCGACCATTCCGCAAGAACAATGGGCTGGCAAAATAATGCCAATGCAACCAAGCCAAGTCCGCGACGCATTGAAGACAAGACTTCAAACAATCTCAGGCCTTCGCGTTTACGAATTAATTCCGGAACCAGTAACACCGCCATGCGCGATCGTGGGTCAGCTCGACTTCACATTCGATATTGATAATGCCCGGGGATTAGATCAAGCAAACGTTGATATTTATGTGATCGTCCAGCGCTTCTCAGAGCGAGCAGGCCAGGACGCGCTCGATGCATACCTAGCAGGAACAGGGGCAACATCTATCAAAGCAGCAATAGAGGGAGATAGAACGCTAGGCGGAACATGCCAGACATTGCGAGTGATTGGCGCAGAGTCCGGAACATACGACTCACAATCGAACACATTTCTCTCGTACCGATACCGCCTAACAATCTACGGATAAGGAACCGACATGACATACACAGTAATCTCGAACCGAGAAGTCTGCGGCAAAATCAAAGGTGACGCAATCACCGCAAAAGAATTGCAAGATGCAGGAGTCAGTGCAGAAACTCTGATCGCTGGAAACCACATCAAAGCAAGTAACACAGCACCACAAATCCCATCCATCAAAACAGAAACAGAAGAAGGAGCGACAAAATAATGGCTCGCATAGTTCTCACTAACGCATTTATCTCCGTCGGCGGAGTGGATCTGAGCGATTTGGTCGCATCAGTAACACTCTCTGAAACATTCGACGTCGTTGAAACAACAGCATTCTCATCAACAGCAGCAAAGACACGCGTTGCTGGATTAGAAGACAACTCAATAACTCTGGAATTTCACCAGGACTACGCAACCGGCGAAGTGGAGCAGACAATCTACCCACTTCTCGGAACAGCAGCAGCAGTAATCGTCAAGCCAAACGGCTCAAGCACAAGCGCATTCAATCCAAGTTATACCTGCTCTGCTATTATTTCAGAGTGGACTCCGATCAACGGAGCCGTCGGTGAATTGGCCAGTGCGAGTGTTACTTGGCCAGTAACCGGAGCAATCACAAAGGCGGTCGCATAATGCCAAGACTTGTACTAACAAACGCATCCGTTGTATTCGGAAGCACAGATCTGAGTTCATATATTTCAAGCATCACTCTCAATTCAACATTTGATATCGTGGAAACAACTGCATTCGGAAACACAGCGAAGACACGTGTGGCCGGGCTTGCAGACAATTCTGTGACGTTCGAATTTCACCAGGACTACGCAACATCAGCAGTCGAGCAAACAATCTATCCATTGCTCGGAACAGCAGTCTCAGTCGTTGCAAAGCCAGTAGCAGGAACAACAACAACAGTAAATCCGCAATACACATTCTCAACGCTTGTCTCAGAATGGACTCCGCTAAACGGATCCGTCGGTGAGTTAGCAACAGCGAGTGTGACTTGGCCGATCTCCGGCGCAATTACCAAAGCAACAACCTAAAGAAAGTAGGGGGAAAGATGGATGGATTAAATATCAAAGTCAAGACGACTGATGGCGTGGAAAAAACGTTCTCATTGCGTCCACGCATCATCGTCGACTTTGAACAGAAGTACGGCAAAGGCCTAGCCAAACTCATCGGCGAAGAACAAAAGCTCGAACATATCTATTATCTCGGATGGCTTGCACTTAAATCCAACGGAGTAATCGTGAAACCGTTCGGCCCGGAGTTCTTAGATACGCTTGAAGGAGTGCAACTAGATACAGACCCAAATTCCGAATCCACAGAGATAGCCTGACATATTCAATAGCAGCAGTTTCTGTGGAGACAGGAATAGATCCGATTTCATTAATGGATGCACCAGATGGCATCCTTGAAGCGATTGTGATTTATCTCAAGGAGAAGGCAAAGGCGGCAAACAAACATGGCCAATGAAGTCGTTGTAATTAGCGGCATCAAAGAAACCACCGCCGCCTTGAAAAAATTCGACAAGGATGCAGCTCGTCGGCTTAACAAAGTGATTAACGACGAGCTGCGCCTAGCCGAAAATAACGCCAAAGACCAGATACCAGACAAGCCGCCGATGAGTGGCTGGAGAACGACAGCCGCCAAGAACCCACGCAAGAGCACTAGAGGTGGCGAAGGCTGGCCATCGTGGGATCCGCAAGCCATTCGCCAGGGCATCATTAAAACTCGCTCAGAGGGCCGCGTGCGGTCGGATTACACCACCAGCGCAGGCGCACTCTTCAACAAGACCGCCTCGGGCGTTATCTTTGAAGTCGCAGGACGCAGGACGCCAGGACAAGGAACCGGACGCAAGATGATCGGCAACTTGAATGATCGCTTCCGCAAAGCCAGTCGCGGAATATGGGCCGTCATTGATCGTGATCGCCCCCGGATTTATGCAAATATCAGATCAGCAATGGACGACGCACAGAAGACCCTGCAAGCCAATCTAAACAAAGATAAGAAGGGATAACCGAGCATGGCAATAGGCGCAGTAACCGCCCGGATTATTACCCAATATTCAGATAAGGGCAGCAAGGCAGCAGCCAGAGATATCAACAAGCTCGGCAAGAGTTTCGATAAATTTGCAGGCAAAGTTGGCAAGGCATTCGGACTAGCGGCAGCAGCGAGCGCAGCATTCGCCGTCAAGATCGGCGTGGACTCCGTCAAGGCTGCGATCGCAGATGAAAAATCCCAGGCGCTCCTTGCCAATTCACTCAAGAACACCACTGGAGCAACAGACGCAGCGATCGCAGCGACAGAAACCTACATCGATCAGATTCAAAGAGCCTTCGGAGTCGTTGATGACGAATTACGCCCGGCGCTAGGAAAACTCGCCTCAGTAACCGGATCAATTACGGACGCACAAAAACTTCTAGGCCTTGCTCTTGATATTTCAGCCGGCGGAAGCGTCGATTTGGGTTCAGCGACAAACGCAGTCACAAAGGCGCTACAAGGAAACTATAAAGCGCTCCGAAATCTAGGCGTGCCAATTACAGACGCCATGATCAAAGCCAAAGACCTCAACGCGATACTTGCGGTAACAGCAGAGACATTCGGTGGAGCAGCAGCAACTAGAGCAAATACCTTCGAATTCAGAATGATTCGATTAAATATCGCATTTGATGAAGCCAAAGAAACACTCGGCACAGCGCTCCTGCCTGTGCTTGAAGATTTATTTACAGTCATGGTCACGAAAGTCATTCCAGCGATACAAAAATTCCTTGAAGAAAATGGAAACAAACTCGTCGCTGTTATGACCCAGGCAATCAAGGCCATTGTCGCCTTCGGATTTGCAATCTTTAAAATCTTTGCATTTGTAGCAAAGCATAAAGAAGTCTTCGTATCACTTGGCGCGATATTTGCAGCAACATTCGTAGCAGGCAAAGTGATCGCATTCGTTACAGCGATACAAGGATTGGTCAAGGCTTACCAGGCAATTAGAGCAGCAGCGATCGGCGCAGCCGCAGCACAGGCAGCAGCCACCGGCGGAATTTCAGTCGCAGCAGCAGCCGCAGGCGTTGCCGCATTTACAGCCACACTCGGCGGTCTTTATCTTGCAACTAAAAAAGCCAATGACGAGATCTCAAAGCTCGAAGGAAGCGGCGAAGATTTAGAATTCTCATTTGATGGATTAAACGGAACGACGGAAAACTTCCTCAGCAGTCTCAAAGGCCTCAACGTTGATCTTGGCAAAGCAGGAAAGGGCACAAAGGCACTCACAGCAGCAGACCTCAAACTTATTCAGACACAGAAGGCGCTCGCGGCGTTGAAGAAATTCAACATCAAACCAACTACCGAAACAGATCCGATCCAACTTGAAGCAGCACGCCTAAACCTTGTGAAGCAAGCAAACCTTCAAGAAGCAGAGCGCGTCAAAACCATCCTTGCCAATCTTGAAGCGCAACTCAAGGCAAACGATGCGATCAAGCGATACACAGATTTGCTCGGCGTTGTTGCAGACTCCAAGATTTCAGCAGAAGAAGTTATTCTTCTATCTCGCATGTGGGGAATCAGCAAAGAAGCTGTTATGGCTTACACCAGCGCAATCTTTATAGTCAACGACGGAAAGATTTCAACAAAGGAAGTCGATGCACTTGCAGCCCAATGGGGAGTTACAAAAGCGCAAGCACAGTTATATCTTGACTTCTTTGCAGCGTTAAATGATGGCAAACTTTCAGATGAAGAAATCAATAAACTTGCAATCAAGTGGGCGCTAACAAATAAACAAGTTGCAGATTATGCAACCAAAATCTCAGAGGGAGTAACACCTTCTGATCTTTGGCCTACACCCGGTAACCAGGCAGCAAAATCATGGAAAGATGCACTCGCAGCTCTCAACGCCTATATTGCAGCTTCAGGCTCAACACCATCAGCAGCATCAAAACCATCTGCGCCATCAACATCAAAACCATCAACGCCATCAGTGCCGAAACCGGGAACGCAACTACCGTTAGGATTTAAGCCTGCGATACCTTCAACACCAGGTATAAAGAAGCCAGGAGATCCGGGTTTTATCGGGCCAGTTGCGCCATCAAGACCAAGCGTACTAAGTCCGACAACAGAAAAATTATTTAGAGAATTAGGTCTGCCAATCTTAGGATCCGGCGGCATTGTTACCAGTCCGACCACAGCGCTGATCGGTGAAGCAGGGCCAGAAGCAGTGATTCCACTCAACCGAATGGGATCGATGGGCGGATCAACAATCAACATCGTTGTAAACGGCAGCGTTACAACCGAAGGCGACCTCGTCAACGCGATCCGCAACGCCATTCTTCAGGGCCAAAATAATGGCCAGGCGATTACAAAGACAGCGATTCAACTCTGATGGCAGGCATTCCACAGCTCGGAGCCACGATCGACTTTGTAAACGGCCCGGCATTTATCTCCGCAGCCTTCACTTTGGACGACGCGATCAAGGGCAGACTAGGAACAGGGCAGCTCGCAGAGGCAGACGACTCAGTCGACATTTCTAGCA